ACAAAACATCCTACACTTTACTTTTCAGCAGATACCAATGCACATACAATGGCTATGCGTTTGATTGCTATGACAGGCAAGATGACACAAGCAGCAGCAGAACAGTTACTCAAAAACAATCCAACAAAATCACATGAAATACTACAACTGAACAATCATTTGTTCTGGTCGTTTGAATCTAGCCCTACACTTAAAGACTTAGATGATGAAGTCTCAGCCTTTGAGACAGTGTGGGGCAAGAGTCCAACCCTTATTGTTGTAGACAATCTTATGGATGTAGCAATGGATGGGTACGATGAGTTCGGTGCAATGCGTGCCGTTATGAAAGAACTCAAGTACTTAGCCAGAGATACCAACGCAGCAGTGCTAGTGCTACACCACACCAAAGAAGGATTCGATGGCTATCCTTGCCAGCCACGCAGTGCAGTGCAGGGTATGGTTAATCAGATTCCAGCAATGGTTCTAACTATTGGTCAGATGAAGCAAGGGGATGACACATACTTATGTGTAGCCCCAGTTAAGAACAGATACGGGCGAGCAGACCAAACAGGTAGCAACTATGTTAGTCTGTCATTTAACCCAGACTCTATGTACTTAGAAGATGTAGCAGTCAGATACCAACAAGAGGGAATAATGTGAGTAGTGCAGCCAAGCGTAAAGGTACACAAGGCGGAGAAATCCCAGCAGTTAATTGGTTAAAAGCAAATGGATTCCCATATGCAGAACGCAGACTAGCAGGCAGCCACCTCGACAGAGGTGACATAGCAGGAGTCAATGGCGTAACGATTGAAGTTAAGAACCATATTAAATTAGACCTTAGTGCTTGGCTAAAAGAACTAGAAGTAGAAATGATTAACGACCAAGGTTGGACAGGTGTTGTCCTCCACAAGAAAAAAGGAACTAAAGATGTTGACGAATGGTATTGCACCATGCCAGCCAAAGTATGGTTGGCTTTAATAAAGGACGCAATGCGTGGACGCGAAGCATAGTATTGCAGACTACCTCAGATACATTGGCGCAACCGTGCCTCCAGAGGGCAGCGGTTGGCGCAAAATAAAATGCCCATTCCACGAAGATGGACATGCATCAGCAGGCATTAACTTTGATGAGAACAGATTCAAATGTCATGGCTGTGGTGTAGGTGGAGATGTTTACGATTTAATTATTGAAAAGGAAGGAGGCACATATCGTGAGGCTATCGAATTCGCACAGACAATTTCTCTTGCAGGCGACTCACCAGTACGCAAGCCAAATACATTTGGCAACAGACTATCTAGCAACTCGCAATCTCTCGGTCGCAGAGGCGCAGCGATTTCATTTGGGAGTAGTAAAGGACGCTCTTCCAGGTCATGAGCAGTACATGGATAGACTAGCCATCCCATACATCACGCCATCAGGCGTGGTAGATATCAGGTTCAGAGCAATGAACGGAGCAGACCCTAAGTACATGGGTATGCCAGGTGCTAAGACCAGTATGTTTAATGCACAAGTAGTACTTACTGCATCAGATTATATCTGTGTGACAGAAGGAGAGATAGACTGTATAACAGTCAGCGTTAAGACCAATCACCCAGCAGTAGGTATTCCAGGTGCTAACAATTGGAAACCTTTTTATACAAGAATCCTAGATGACTTCGATACAGTAATCGTACTAGCAGATGGTGACGCACCAGGGCTAGAGTTTGGTAAGAAGATAAGCAAAGAGTTAGGCAATGTAAACATTATCCAAATGCCAGACGGCCACGATGTCAACAGTATCGTGCATAAAGAGGGAGTAGATTTCATCAATGAGCGAATCGCCAGATGCCTCAGTTCCGAATGAAGATGATGTATGGGAGTTCATTAAAGACAATCCACGGATTCTTGGGCTACCAGTATCAGACAAGCAGGGGCTAGACCTGCTTAATGCATTACGAGATGTAGCCGAAATGATTTACAAAGACCAAGATATGGCACACAGAATGCTTACCATGATAGCCACAGTAATAGTTGCAGCAGCATCAGGTGAGGGCAACGAAACTATTGAGGAACTGCTAGTAGCAGAGGCAATGCATAAGTTCGATACAGAAGCAAAGGAGATACTTAGTGAAAGACCCGAATGATTTTGAAGATATTCTAAAAGAACTGCGTATTATTATGATACGTAAGCATGCGGACTATGGCCCGTTGAATATCTCCAATGCCCCAGGAGGGGCAATGAACGGATTGCTTGTGCGTATGCACGACAAGATGGCACGGTTAGAAAATCTTTACTACAAAAACAACGACACGCCCAACTATGAATCCATACAGGATTCCTTTATTGACTTAGCAAACTATGCAATAATTGGACTATTGGTACAAAGAGGACAGTGGGAAGGCGTTAACTAACCAATGTATGTAGATGAGTACGAGGCAATGGTGCAAGCCCTTGCTGCTGAGTACCACCGCAAGTACCCAATGACTGAACAACCAGATATTCAACAGGTACTATGGCTGTGGTTTGTTTCTCATCCACAAAAATACAAGGAGTGGTCAGAGTTAGAGCAGAAAGACAAAGACAAACTGATAGCCAGGTCTTTACGCAATGCAGCAATTAAGTATTGCGAAAAGGAAAAGGCTAGAAAAATTGGCTATGAACTGCTTGACCTGTACTACTATGACTCGTCAGTTATCGAAGCCTTCTTGCCATCTATCATTGCAGAATCATATGAGATTCCAACCGCCATTAAAGACTTAAACTACAAGTTCTCTAAAGGTGAGAGCAGTGATACCAATAATTGGTTAGTGCTTCGCTCAGACATAGCCACTGCCTACTACAGATTATCAGATGCAAAACAGAATGTACTCCGTATCAAATACTCAGCAGAGAATGTTGAGTGGAGTCAGATAGCAGATGAACTGTCTACTACTGCAGATGGTGCACGGATGAAAGTCCAACGTGCAATCGGCAGTCTAGTTAGAAATCTAGGTGGGCATAGGCCATATGCAGAGGAAGATACTCTAGTAGAGGTAGATGATGACGAATCAGGAGAATGATAATGTCAAAGAAGTCCGAGAGTTACTACACCCAACGGATTACTCGCGTGCTATGGACTTGCGAGGAGAACCTATTGGAGATGTTTGCGTATGTGGAGGGGATGTATTTCATGCGCTTGTTGCGTTTGACGAAGGTGAACTATGCTTTTATTTCCTTGATGGAGAGTGCACTAACTGTGGCTCAATGGTCACACTCCCTTACCCAAAGAACAAGGATGATTTCTAATGCCACTATATGACTTTAAGTGCAGCGCTTGCACAGAAGTAAAGGAAACCAACGAGAACATTCCACCAGCATGTGGCACTTGCGGTGAAACTATGCAGCGTATATGGTCAGCACCAGCCATTAAGTTCAATGGCACGGGCTTCTATTCAACAGGAGGATAAGATGGCAGCAAAGAAACTAGGCAAGAATAACTGGATTACCTATGGTCGTAATATGGGATTTGGTCTTGGCTTTAATCTAAGTAAAGGCTTTCTCAGTATAGAACTTGGTTTCTGGTATCTAGCATTTGAGTTCTAATGAGTTACCCACAATGGACAGAGACACCAGCCTGCGCTGGTACTAACACAGAGATGTGGTTCTGCGAAGACAATGAGCCAGGGTACAGAGAAGCAAACTTACTCAAAAGAATCTGCGCAGGATGCCCAGTAAAACAACAATGTTTTGATTACGCTTTACGCCATACAGTACAAGGTTATTGGGCAGGAACTACACCTAGACACAGAAGTCAATTAAGAAAACAATTAAATATAATTCCTACACCAGTCGGTCTAGCATGGGAGATACATGAGTACAGCAAAGTTATCTGACTTTGACTTAGACCTAGCAGTAGGTCACGAAGGCGAGAACTTAGTAGAACAACTGCTAACTGGTGGTGCTACAGTAGAAGTCAAGACAGATTTGAAATGGAAAGAGACTGGCAACTTATACATCGAGACAGTTTGCTGGTCACACAACAATGAGAATTGGTATCTATCAGGATTGTCCAGTACTAAGGCACAGTATTGGGCCTTCGTGCTGGAGGGGGCAACCTTATTGGTACCAACGGAGGTGCTGAAGCAGGTAGTAACGGCAAGGGGAAGAGCCATT